CGGCATGACCGTCATCGGCGCCGACCGCCTCATGGGCAAGCTGAAGTCTCTGCCGATGTTCGCAGAGGCGAAGGTCATGGCAGCTCTCAACGATGCCGCCCAGTCCCTGAAGGACGATGCTGCCCGCAAGATTGATGGCGGGAAACGGAGTGGGCGGGTTTATCAGACGCCGTTCGGCAAGCATCAGGCCTCCGCGCCCGGTGAATACCCGAAGACATTAAGTGGCCAGCTGGTCGCCAGCCTGTTCAAGCGCACCAGCTCGTCCACGGCGCTCACGGCGGAGGTCGGCACTGGTTTGGATTACGGCAAGTTCCTGGAGTTTGGGACAAGCCGAATGCTGCCGCGCCCCTGGCTGCGCCCCTCCTTCCTCGAAGTCCTGCCTTCTGCACGGAATGCCATCTACTCCGCCATGGCCTCAGCGATAAAGCAGGCTCACTGATGGCTGATACCGCGCTCGCCGTGCTTGCTGGGGTCTCGACCCGGCTGAAGGCATTTCCCGGCCTCGTCACCTACAAGGACAGCATCTTCACCGCGGTCCCTCAGGGGGCGGCATTCCCATACGTCGAAATCAACATCATGTCGCAGCCCTTCGCGGCAAATGACTTCAGCGGACAGCAGCACACCGTGCGCGTGCAGGCGCACAGCCAGTCGGGCAGCAAGAAGGAAGCGCTCACAATCCGTCAGCAGGTGATGGCCGCGCTCGATCGTCAAGAAGCACAGCTCACCATCGCGGGCACGATGCTCGTGAAGTGCGAATACGATGGCTTCAGCGACTGCTTCATCGAAGACGATGGAAAGACCTGGCAGTCGGTCATCGAATTCCAGATCATCACGATGTGACGTTATTTCCTTGCGCGTGAATCGTCTTCGTATTTTACTAAAAGCAAGGAAAGGGTAACTCTTTGACCGCACAAAAAGGGCGCGACGTACTCGTCAAGCTAAACACAACGGGCAGCACGTTTGCGACTATTGGCGGCGCACGGTCCATCACTCTCACCATCGGCAACACGCCGGTAGACATCACCAACGCCGACGATGCTGGTATCCGCAAGCTGCTCCAGGGCGCTGGTGTCACCACGGTTTCTTTAAAGCTTCAGGGCGTCTACGTCGATGATACCTACATCGGTACGCTCCGCACCGATGCGCTGACCAATGCGCACCGCAACTACCAGATTGTCTTGCCTGGCAGCACGAGCGCCGGCACGTTCTCTGGCAGCTTCATGCTTAGTTCGTTTGAACTGGCCGCAACATACAACGAAGCGATGACGCAAAGCCTGACGCTGGAAAGCGCCGGGGCTATCTCGTTCGCATAATGAAAGTGAGGGAATTGAGAAAGTACCAACTCAAACTGTTGATGGCGACCACATGCTTTGCGCTGGTGTCAGCCATTTTCTCGGCAAATGCCCAAGTGGCAACGATCAGCCGAACCGATCTGGACGTCTTCACCGGCCTGGTGCTCAGCTCCGGTATGGCTAACGCCGTCTCCCAGACCTACTTCGATAACGACGGCCGGACCGCTTTCATCATCAAGACCGGCGGTGCGCCTGTCACGGTGAGCTTCATGACAGCTTTCCTCAGCTATTTCGTTGAACGCTTGGGATTGGTGGCGCTGACCAACCAGACCAACGTTGTCCCGAGCGGCACAACGGTAATGTTTGGCCCGTTCGGTACCGAACGCTGGAATAATGCCAACAACACCGTCCTTGCATCGCTCTCCACCGTGGTTGGTGTGTCCGTAACCGCAGTACGTCTGCCCAAGCAATGATACGTCCAAAGCTGAGGCCTGACGGATGGCCAACCCGAAACGACACTTCTCTTATGAGTCCGGCTGAGATTGCGATTAATAAGGCGATGCATGCCGTAGAGGAAGCAGGTGGCAGTCCGGCACTGACTGCGGCTGTAACCCTTCTATCTCAAGCACGTGACAAGGTAGCTGACCATATCGAAGGAGAGACAGCATGAGTAACGAACTCCGCAACGAGGTGAAGCTCACGCTGGCCGGCGAAGAGCGGACGATGCGTGCCACCTTCGAGGAGATGTGCGCGATCGAGCAAAAGCTCGGCAAGAGCGTTGTTGCGCTCATGGGCCGCATCGCTAATCGTGACTTCGGCGTCTTCGAGACTGCCACGGTCATCTTCCACGGTCTTCATGGCTTCGGTGATACCCGGTTGAGCTTTGCCGAAGTCGGCGCGGCGGTGATGGAAGCGGGCGTCGTACCTCTCGCATCCCCGGTCATGGAGTTCATCGGCACCTCGATGAAAGGCGTGAAGGTGGGAAAGCCCAATCCGGCGGCGTAGAGGCGCTGCCGTGGGAGGACATGCTGGCTTCCGCTCTCGGCGTCCTCGGCTGGAGCCCGGATACCTTCTGGAAGGCGACCTCTTACGAGTACACCGCCGCGATGAAAGGGCACTTGCTGGCTAAGGGGGTGAACCTTGAAGGAGGCATGACGCGAAACGAATTCCTCGCGCTCAAGGCCAAAGATGAACAAGGGAAAGCCGGGTAGTTGAGCCAAACCTTCGATGAACTCGTAGTCAAGTTCACCGCAGATATATCCGGTCTAAAGGCGTCGATGGATGGCGCTTCCCAGCAAGTCGCTGCATTCCGTTCCCAGACGAACTCACAGCTCGGCGCCATCGAGGCCAGCTTTAAGAGCCTGACCAACACGGCAAAGCTGTTCGGTGTTGCGCTCGGTTTGAAAGAGCTGCTGGATGTCGGCAAGAACGCCCTCGAAACCAGCATGCGCGTGCAGGCGCTGCAATTCCGTCTGATTGCCGCCACCGGGTCCACCCAAGACGCTGCACAGGCGTCCCAGTTCGCCGCAGAGATGGCCGACAAGTACGGGTTCGCCGTGCTCGATGTCGAAAAGCAGCTGGCGAGCTTCTTGCTGGCTACGCGGGGAACAACGCTGTCCCTGAATGAGTCCCAGAACGCCTTTGAAGGCGTCTCCGTCTACGCCAAGGCCATGGGGCTGGACGCCAACAACGTCACACGTGGGATGATCGCCTTCCAGGAGATTATGGGGCAGGGGACACTCCGCGCCCAGCAGATGCAGATGCTTATCCGCGATCTGCACATCAGCTACCAGATGATGGCGGATGCCGTTAAGGAGGCTGGCGGCTCGGTTGAAAAGCTGCATGAGCTGATGAAGAAGGGCGCCGTCGATGGCAAGGAAGCCATCCTCGCCCTGACTTCTGTGATGCGGGACCAGTTCGGGACCGTCGCCCAAGCCGCCAGCCAGACCCTAGAAGGCAACCTGAACCGCCTCGGCAACAAATGGGTCGAGCTGCAAACCGTGTTCGGCCAATCGGGCGGCATGCAGGCCGCCAACGTCGCGGTTTATGGCCTATCCCGGCTGTTAAGCGACCTGGAGCCGGTCGCGGCCGGCGTCGCTCATGAAATGCAGGGGCTCGAAATCCTCGGCGCCTACCTCTACCGCACATGGAATCTCGATGCCGAGGCATTGAGCCACCTTTATGAGGACCTGGTGTCGGTGATGACCGCCCTGAAGGGTGTCGGCACGGCCACGGAGGACCTTCTGGAAGGCAACGTGACGGGTGCAGTATCGGCACTCAAAGGTGCCTCCGCAGGCCTGAACAAGGAGCTTGATGCTAACGCATCGGCCTCTCTGCAGCGTTCCAAGGACATTCTGGCCGAATACAACAACACGGTGAAGGCGATTATGACGCCTTACTCGTACCCGGACATCAACGGCAAGAAGCCAGCGCCTCACGAGAAGGAATCCGGACAAGATCTCTCGGAGAGTAAACGCCACGCACTGGAAGAACAGGTCAGGCACGTCGAAGAGTACAGTGACGATGAAGGCGACAAGCTCAAGTCGCAGCTAGCCGAGCATCAGATGGTGCTTGAGAAGGCGTATGCGCAGCACGTCATCACGAAAAAGAAGTTCGACGCTGACATGGAGGCGATCCAGCGGGATTTCGACAAGCGCATGGGCGATTACGTCGCCAAAAACTTCGGGAATGAGATCGAGCAGGAAAATCAGGACAACAAGGACCGCTTGGACGCACTCAACAAGGCGCTCGCCAACAAGCTCATCACTCAACAGAAGTACGACGAACTGGTCGAAAAGCAGCAGAAAGACCACCAGAAAAAGCTGCTGAAGGCTGAAAACGACTTCAACAACCAGATGCGCAGCGTGATGCGGACGGCCCTAGACGGCTTCCTCGGCATGCAGACCACGTATCAGGAGCGGACTCTGGAAGAGGAGGGCGCCAGCTTCCGTGACTCCATCAGCCAGGCCGCACAGAACAATCGGACCTTCTTCGAGCTGGAGAAAGCAGCCAAGATCGCGCAGGCATTGCTCTCAGCGCGGCAATCTGTCGTCGATTCCTATGCCTTCGGTGCCTCTATCGGCGGTCCCCCGCTCGGTGTCGTGTTCGCCGGGGTAGCAGCCGCCGCCCAAGCCGCAAATATTGCGGCAATCGCTTCTACCTCGTTCGGCTCGTCAGGAAGCGTGTCCGGCGGGTCGGGTGGAGATATCGGGACCACGGCCGCCAGCGATGCGCAGGGACAAGGCACGGTCAGCAATGCATCGGGAGCCAATAAGACCATCCATATCACCGTCCAGGGCGGCTACCTTTCGACAGGCGCGGTGAGGGACCTTATCGGGCAGATCCAGGACGCGATTAACGACGGCACAACGCTGGTGACATCGTCATGACGAACCGGCTCTGCTTCCAGAATTTGCTCGAGAACGGCACCGTCGTGGCTTCAAGCGAGGATGCGGCGTATCCGGTCGCCAATTCCTTTGATTGGATCACGTCGGATTATTTCCGACCGACCGCAGGCGGCACCATCAACATCGATTTGACCCTCTCCGTGGCTGCGAGCGCCAACTATTTCGCGTTCTTCAACCAGAACCTCTATTCGCTGTCCGGCACGATCAAGCTGCAATGGTGGAACGGCTCGTCGTACGTTGATTGCTTCGCCGCGGTCAGCCCGGCGAGCAACGCGCCTTCGGTGACGTTCTTCCCGCAGCAGACTTCGACCAAATGGCGGGTCGTCATCACCTGCGCCAGCGTCTTCGCGATTTCCATGCTGTCCTTCGGCACTTCACTTGATCTGCCCTACGGCATGTACCTGAACTGGACAGAGCCGCAGCTAGCCAACGCTGACGAATACCTGAACAGCGAGTCCGATAGCGGCGAATTCCTGGGGACTAGCCGTATCTCGAAGGGCATCAAGACCACCTTGGAGCTGCAAGGCGCTGCGGATGCATGGATTAGGACGAACTGGGTGCCTTTCATCTCCAGGGCGAAACCTTTCTGGTTCCTCCCCAACTACGAAACTTATCCGGCTGAAGCCGCGCTGTGCAAATTCGATGGCGCGCCACCGCCACCGAAGCACTCCGGCTACGGATACATGAGCGCCAGCATCCCGATCCGGGGTCTGATTGAATGACCACGTTTGACACTCTCAGGGTCAAAGTGGGTCGCCGGCCCATCACTGTCGTCGAGCTGGACCTGGATTTCTGCCAAAACACATACGGCTCAGCCCCTTGTACGGCCGCTGTTGGCACAACAGGCTCCCAGAAGTGCTTTAACTGCTTTGCGAGCTGTCAGGACACCCCGAACTACAACAAGGGCGTGAAAACCTACTCGTTCTGCTCTGACACGGCACTCCTGCCCATAGGCACCAACATTTTCCCATGCGTGACCGACGTGGATATCGCGCCGACGCAATTGGACCCCAAGGGATTCTCTGTCAGCGCCTCGGTCACGGTGACGATGCGAGACTTCCCGCACCATGACCGGGGTATCGACCCATATTATGCGACCCGCAGCTATTCTCCGCAGGGGACATTCTTCGGGAAGCTCCGCGCCCGCAATCCGTACCTGGTCAACCGGGTTATGAGGGTCAAGGAGGGATATGTTGACGATAACAGGACCATCTACACCCGCAGCCGCACATATTTCATCGATCACATCGAGGGGCCGGATGCTAGTGGCAGTGTCAAAGTCATCGGGAAGGACATCTTACGATTCGCCGACACCGAGAAATCGACGGCGCCCGTCCTGAGCACGGGCTCGCTCTCGGCCGATATCACGGCGGTGGCCACCAGTTTTACGCTTAAGCCAGCGGGATCGGGTGCAAAGTACACCTCCAGTGGCACCATCCGCATCGGCGACGAGCTGATGACTTACACCGGATTGACGGGAGACACCCTAACCGGCGTGACCAGGGCGACTGATGGTACCGCGGCGGACACTCACTCAGCCGGCGATGTCGTCCAACAGTGTCTCCGCTACACTGCACAGACAGTTCCGTACATAATCAATGACTTGCTGACCAATTATGCGGGCATCTCGTCTGCCTATATCCCATATGCCGACTGGCTGACGGAAGCGGGGCTCTGGATCTCCACCTATACGTCATCGGTCGTGATTTCGGTGCCAACCGGTGTCAAAGACCTCATCGAAGAGATTGAACTCAGCTTCGGCGTTGCGCTCTGGTGGGACGAGGTGAATGCCCAAATCCGCTTCAAGGTGCTGGTGCCCGCCATCGTGAACGGCACCATCCCTTCGCTGGATGAAACGGGCAATATCCTCAAGGGGACGCTATCCATCCAGGACAATGAAAAAGACCGGGTAAGCCGCGTCTATCTCTATTACGGACTCAACTCGGCAATCGCCAATGTAGACAAGGAGAACTTCTCCAATGTCAGCGTCGTCGTGGATGGCACAGGAGAGAGCGTCAACGCGTATAACGTGCCAAACACCTTCGAAATTCTCAGCCGTTGGGTCGGTTCACAGGCCGTCGCTGATGAAGTCTGCTCCCGGTTTATCGGCCGCTACAAGGTCAC